GAAGGACATAGCTTACGTGCATGGGGAGATAAGTTATCATATCCTAAATGGGAGTGTGATGATTTTACTACTTATACTCCCGACATGTTAGAGTATTGTAAGAATGATGTTGATCTTACAAAGAATTTATATGAACGATTGCTTGTAGAAGGAAAGTCATTCTCTTCTTTTTCAATTAATCTTGAGCATAAGATACGAGCAATTATAGATCAGCAAGAGAAGAATGGATTTGCTCTTAATATACAGAAGACAATTGGTTTGCTTGCTCGTTTATCAGATGAAGCACATACTCTGGAAACTTGGGCTATGAAAGAATTTGAACCTACTGTAGTTGAGCTTAAAACTAAAACAAAATATATACCATTTAACATAGGCTCTCGTCGTCAAATAGCTGACCGTTTAATAGAAAGAGGATGGAAGCCTAAACAATTTACAGACAAAGGTAATATAATAGTTAGTGAAGAGATCCTCAATAAAATTAATATGGAAGAGGCACAGAAATTTTCAAGATTCTTTCTATTACAAAAGAGGATAGCACAAATCCAGTCTTGGATTAATTCATATGATGATGTTACAGGTCGAGTACATGGTAGAGTATTAACTTTACGAACCATTACAGGACGAATGGCACATCATAGTCCTAACATGGCTCAGATACCGGCTATTCGTAGTCCCTTTGGTAAGGAATGTAGAGATTGTTGGACTGTTGGGAATCCCTATACCCATACCTTGGTTGGAACAGACGCTTCAGGTCTTGAGCTTAGGTGTCTGGCACATCTGATGAACAATAAAAACTATACAAATGAGATCCTGAATGGAGATGTTCATACTGCCAATATGAAAATGGCTGGACTTCATGACAGAGATCAGGCAAAGACCTTCATATATGCTTTTCTATATGGAGCTGGAGCTGCCAAGATAGGTAAAATTGTAGGTGGTAACAGAGAGCATGGGCAGGAACTTATAGATAGGTTTCTATCTGGTATTCCTGCCCTGAAAAGGGTCCGTAATGCCGTTCAGAAGGCTGCTGAGAGAGGAAAGATTAAAGGTGTAGATGGACGTACCTTATTTATAAGAAGCCCTCATAGCAGCCTTAATACCCTCATACAAGGAGCCGGAGCTACTATATGTAAGGATTGGCTGATTAATATGATACAAAGAGTTAAAAGTACAGGGATAGATGCCAAGTTAGTAGCTTCGATTCATGATGAGTACCAGTTTGAGGTAGCAAAAGGAGATGTAAAACGATTTGGAACCATAACACAGGAGGCTATTAAAGATACAGAACGTAAGCTAAAATTCAATTGTCCCTTGGATAGTACATGGAAAGAAGGAGAAACGTGGACTATGACACATTAATGCTTGACAAATAATTTAAAGTATGAGACATTCAATTTTTTAACCCAGAAAGGAACTTTAAAATATGTCGGTAATTTCAGGAACAGCTTATTGGGCTGCAATTACTAATCCAAATACCACCTTTGATTCTGATGGTGTATGGACCGTTGACGTTGCTAATCTTGATAAGAAGAACTTGGATATGGTTAAGAAGGATGGGCTTACTGTTAAGAATAAAGGTGATGATCGTGGAGATTTCGTCACAGTTAAACGTAAGGTCCGTCGTAAGGATGGTTCTCTGAATCGTGCTCCTGACCTTGTTGATGGTCAGAAACGTACCATGACCAATACCCTTATTGGTAATGGCTCAAAGGTTAATGTACATTATACAACCTATGAGTGGGAGTTTAAGGGAAGGGCTGGTGTATCAGCAGACCTACGAGCAATTCAGGTGGTTGATCTAATCCCTTATAATACAGAAGCTGATGAAGCTTTTGATGTTGTTGATGGTGGATTTACCAGTGATGAAGGGGATGAAGATATCCCCTTTGCATCCTAAGTAGTGGAGATGGGAGAGGTGTAAAAGCCTCTCCCTTTTCTTATATGAAAAACATATATACATTGGTAGAAGATATCTATAATCTTTTTCAGTCTGATGATATTTCCTTGGATGAAAAAGAAATAGATACGTGCATTAATGAATTTGGAGATAATATAAAAGAACATTTAAGGACAGCTTTATATGAAAAAGAAAGGAGTAAACGTAATTTAAGATTATCTGCAATAGGAAAACCTGATAGACAATTATGGTACGATGTAAATAGGGAACAAGAAAGTGCTCCTGTTTCTTCTTCAACCCGTATTAAGTTTTTATATGGACATATCTTGGAGGAATTATTAATAGCTCTATCCAGATTATCGGGTCATACAGTTACTGATACTCAGAAGGAACTCAGTGTTGCAGGAGTTAAAGGTCATCAGGATTGTGTGATTGATGGAGTTCTTGTTGATTGTAAGTCTACTTCTCCACGAGGATTTGAAAAGTTTGAGAAAGCAGACTTAGTAAGAGATGATCCCTTTGGTTATATAGCACAGATATCTGCTTATGCTAAAGGAAACGAAGTAGATGAAGCTGCATTTCTTGCTATTAATAAACAAAGTGGAGAGATATGCTTAACTCCTGTTCATTCTTTAGAGATGATAGATGCAGAAGATAGAGTTAAATATCTCAAAGTATTAGTACAAAAAGATAGTCCACCCAATCGTTGTTATAGTGACGTTAAGGATGGTGCTTCTGGTAACAAAAGGTTAGGTACTTCTTGTATATACTGCAATCATAAAAGAGAGTGTTGGCAAGATGCTAACAACGGGCATGGCTTACGAGTATTTAATTATGCACGAGGATATAGATATCTTACAAAGGTTGCAAAGATTCCTGATGTACCAGAGGTTATCAATTGGTAGATCATCATTGGTTAAAATATAGAAAGGAGGAAACATTTGTACCTGATCTTGATAAGTTCGGGTTTGTTTATTTAATAACTAATCTTAAAAATGGAAAGGGATATATAGGCTGTAAACAATATCTGATGTATCGTAAGATGAAAGAAACAGAGTCCAATTGGAAAACATATATGGGTTCTTCTAAATGGTTACTGAAAGATATTGAGAAGGTAGGGAAAGAACATTTTAAATTTGAGATCATAGCTGAGTATAAAAATAAACGTAGCTTACGATACTATGAGCTATATTATCAAATGAAATTCAATGTTCTTTCCTCCACTCTTGAAGGAACAGATGAACCAGCTTACTATAATTCAAGGGTAGGTGGTAAGTTCTATCGTCCTGTTGAGAGTTATCAAGATCCTGAATGGATAAAGAAAATATCTAAGCACCTAAAAGATCCTAAACACAGAAAGATAGTAAGTGAGTCTAATAAAAGAAGATGTAAAGATCCTGAATTTAAAAAGAGGGTCTACAAAAAAATATCTAAGTCTTTAAAGAAAGCTTTTAAAGATCCTGAATGGAAAAAGAAGCAATCTGAAATAATGAAGAAAGCTGTAAAGAATCAAGTAAGAGATCCCATTACAGGTCAATTTATGAAACAAAATGTACAAACCAAATAAAAATAAAGAAGTATTTGTAGATCCTATAGTTCTATTTGATCGTGAGGAACCTGAACGTCGCCTATATTTAGCTGTTATTCTTCAGGCTTTATTGGATGCTACAAATATTTCTAATATTGTAACAAGAGATAGGGCAAAGGCATGGTTCTTTTGTAGTGTTGGTGTTACGTGTGATAACTTTGAATTTATTTGTGATAGTGCTAATCTGGATTCAACTTCTGTTAGAGGATTTGCTTATGAAGTTATTAATTCAAAACAGAAATCAAATTTTAGATATAAGATTTATCAGATATTATCAGATAATAAATAGGAGAAAATAGAATGTCGATTAGAGATTATCAAGTAGGTGGTGATCATTATAAGAAACTACAGATTCAACCAGTTGAATATATATATGCCAATGAACTTGACTTTCTTGAGGGTAACATAGTAAAGTATGTGACCAGACATCGAACAAAGGGAGAGGGTGCAAAGGATATCAAGAAGGTAATCCACTATGCACAAATGATACTAGAACTTAGATATGGGGATAAAATAAATGCATCTACCAACTGAATATCAATCCTTCATATATCTATCCCGATATTCAAGATGGATAGAAGAAGAGGGACGTAGAGAAACATGGCATGAAACTGTAATCAGATTAATAGATTTCTTCCGTAATCATGTGGAGCATAATCTTGGTGTTAAGAATCAGCTTGATCACAAGGATTGGAATATGATTACGAACTCTATCTTATCTCTTGAGGTAATGCCAAGCATGAGATCTTTGATGGCTGCTGGTCCAGCCTTGGAACGAGAGAATATAGCTGGATATAACTGCTCTTACATACCTATAGATAATCCTAAATCTTTTGATGAGATACTCTACATACTTATGAATGGTACAGGAGTAGGATTTTCTGTTGAACGACAGTATGTTAACCAACTTCCGACTATACCTGATGTAGAATTTGAAAGAACAGATGATGTAATAAGCATAGCTGATTCCAAAGAAGGATGGGCCAGAGCATTAAAAGATTTAGTATCTTATCTTTACACGAATCGTATTCCAAGAATAGACGTTAGTAAAGTACGTCCTGCTGGAGCAAGATTAAAAACTTTTGGTGGTAGAGCCAGTGGACCACAACCATTAGTTAATCTGTTTGACTTTGTTATTCATAAGTTTACAGAAGCCAGAGGTAGAAAACTTAATTCTATTGAATGCCATGATATTGTTTGTAAGATAGGAGATGTAGTAGTTGTAGGTGGTGTACGTAGATCAGCTCTTATATCTTTATCTAATCTATCAGATGATCGGATGAGATCAGCTAAATCTGGAGCATGGTTTCATACAAATTCTGAAAGATCAAATGCTAATAATTCTGCTGTTTATACAGAACGTCCTGATACTGGTATTTTTATGAATGAGTGGCAGTCTTTATATGAAAGTAAAAGTGGTGAAAGAGGTATCTTCAATCGTAGATCTGCACAAATGAAAGCTGCACAAAATGGACGAAGGATATCTGACATAGACTTTGGAACCAATCCCTGTTCAGAAATTATACTACGACCTAACCAGTTCTGTAATTTGACTGAAGTTGTGTGCAGACCATCTGATGATAAAAATTCTCTGGCACGTAAAGTACGGGTAGCCACATTGCTTGGCACTATACAAGCTACCCTTACTAACTTTGGATACCTGAGAAAGAGATGGAGAGATAACACAGAAGAAGAACGTCTTCTTGGTGTATCTTTAACAGGGATCATGGATTGTAAATTACTTACTACTTCTTTCCCAGATTTAAATTACTCTGCAAAGATCCCATTATTGAAAGATACTTTACATCAACTACGTAATGTTGCTATATCCACTAATAAGAAATGGAGTGAGAAGCTTGGGATCAAGCAATCAACTGCCATTACTTGTGTTAAACCATCTGGTACTGTAAGTCAATTAGTAAATAGTGCAAGTGGTATTCATGCAAGACATTCAGAATATTACATTAGAACAGTTAGAGGAGATAACAAAGATCCAATGACTGTATTCTTGAAGGAAATGGGTATTCCAAATGAACCACAAATAAATGGTAATATAGAATCTAAAGATGTAACTGTCTTTTCTTTTCCTATTCACTCTGATCGTAGTTCAATATTTAGAAATGATATGAATGCTATACAGCAATTGGAAATATGGAAGACATATGCTGAAGCTTGGTGTGAACATAAGCCTAGTGTAACTATATCAGTACAGGAAAGTGAGTGGGTAGAGGTAGGAGCTTGGTGCTGGAAGAATTTCGATCACTTGTCGGGTGTGTCCTTCCTTCCCTATTCAGATCACACCTATCAGCAAGCTCCTTATCAGGAGATTTCCAAAGAAGAATATGGAAAGTTTAAGAAGTTGATGCCAAAGAAAACTATTGATTGGACACAGTTGAAAGACTTTGAGGAAGAAGATAACACCACAGGATCACAGGAATTGGCCTGTACTGGTGGTGTCTGTGAACTGGTGGATATAACATGAAACAAGGGAAGATATGGGGAACTACAACTGACCTGCTGAAAAGCCCTACAGTTGAGGTACATTTTATAGAGATCAAACCACGTACATTTTGCTCCTTACATAAACATCAGACTAAGTTTAATGCCTTCTATCTTATCTCTGGTAAATTAAAAATAGAAAGATGGAAGAATGATTATGACCTAGTAGATACTACTATATTATATCCCGGTGACTTTACTGTAGTTCCACCGGGAGAGTACCATAAGTTTAGTAGCTTGGACGATTGTAGTACAGGCTTGGAAATATACTGGAGTGAGCTGGATCATAATGATATAGTAAGAAAAGGTTCAGGAGGTTATCAGGAATGAATTATTTACAAACATATTTTCCATTTGGTCCACCAATCGGGCATATCAAATTACCAGATGAGTTAACAAATGATTTAAATAAAGGTTGTGATGATATTATTAAAGATAAAGAATTATCTAAATCACAAGACTGGTCACACAACCTTGTGGGGCAAGTTGAACAGGAACTTTTAATTCCAAAAGATATTATTAATAAATGGATTGAATGGTTTGGTATTCAACTTAGGTCATATGTGAGTGGATATCTTGATCAATTCAATATTCCAGAACAAAATATTATATCAGGTTCAAAAGAACAAAAAGTACAAGCTGTTAACAAAGTACAACTTAATATTAAATCTGCTTGGTATATACGATCTTTTGCTGGAGACTATAATCCTATTCATACACATAGAGACTGTGAATTAACTTGTGTAGGATTTTTAAAAGTTCCAGATTTATCAGGAGAACGTAGAAAATCTATACCATATTCTCACCATACTCATGGACCACATGGAGTTTTAGAAATTCTGAGTAGCAATGGCTCTACTGATACCGTATTTTATGAAAATGATACCGTAGGCCTTACTCCAAAGGTTGGTAATTGGTATTTGTTCCCTGCTAATCTAAGACATACAGTGTATCCTTTTAAAAGTGATGGAGAACGAAGATCATTTAGTATTAATATGAATACCAATATGTTTAAGAATGCATCTGAGACATAAGGTAAAAAGTTCTTGACATAAAACTATTTGTATGAAACAATATGCTTGGAATGCCATAATGGGTTCCACAACAAAGGAGAAATAATATGAGATCGACTGATTGGTATACTGCAATGTGGCCTAGATTTGCTATTGGTTATGACAGACTTCTGGATCATCTTGTAGACTTCCCATCCCCTGCCAGTGGAGGTGATGGTGGTGGTTATCCTCCATATGATATTGTTAAATCTGGTGAAGACATATACTGCATAGAGATGGCTCTGGCAGGTTTTACCAAGGAGGAGATTAAGGTTGAAGTTGAAGAAAATAACTTAACCGTTGAAGGAGATCTAAGTGGAAGACACGATAACTCTGACTATGTTCATAAGGGAATTGCCAGACGAGCATTCCAAAGGAAGTTCATACTCAATGATACGATAGAAGTTGAAGGGGCTGAACTAACCGATGGAGTACTTCACATTAGGTTAAAGCAGAACATCCCTGAAGAGCAAAGGCCAAAGTTAATAACGATTAATTAAGGAGACTTTATGAATACAGTCTATATTGGTTATGATCCAAAGGAGGACATGGCCTACGAAGTATTGAAGTTCTCACTGGAACGTATAGCATCGAAACCAGTGAGAGTAGTACCTATTAAAAGGGACGTAGTTAGACGGATGGGACTGTATCGTAGAGAGCATACGACGATGGACGGTCAAGACTATGACATCATAGATGGCCGTCCATTTTCTACTGAGTTTTCTTTTACCCGTTTTCTGGTACCCTTCCTAAATATGTTTGAAGGTAAGGCTCTGTACATGGATTGTGATATGTACATGAGAACAGATGTGACAGAATTGTTTGAGCTTTGTTCTTTGGATTACTATCCTCTATGGTGTACTCATCATAAGTATGAGCCTACACTTGGAAGTAAAATGAATAACAAGGTACAGCAACCATACCGTCGAAAGAATTGGTCTAGTCTTATTATGTTTAATTGTGCTCATGATGCACATAAATCTCTAACTATAGATGATATAAACATCAGAACAGGAAGATGGCTACATGGATTTGAATGGTTGCCTGATAAAGAAGCTGATATAGGAAAAATACCAGAGGATTGGAATTGGTTGGATGGACACTCAGATCCTAAACTTGAAGCTAAGAATGTACACTTCACCACAGGTGGTCCTTGGTTTGAAGATTGGCAATGCCGAGGAAAGATGGATGGGAAGTATGCAGTAGAGTGGACCAACGATGCACGATGGTTACAGGCCAATGGTATGGTAGATGGAGAAGTAGATTATCTTATAAGAGCAAAGAAAAAAAGTACTTCAGATAACATTGTATTTATGGAATAATAAGGATAATAAATGACAAAACTAAATGTAGTAACGGCATTCAATGAGAACTCTCTCAAAGATCATGCCTATCAAATGTTTCAACGAGTTGAGAAATACTGGCATCCAGATATACATCTATCTGCTTATCATTTTGATTGTGATCCTACTGCCTATGATATTCCAGAGATAATTACCTGTAAAAATCTTGATGATGTTGAGGAGTTTAAAGAGTATCAGTCCGACATGGATGTTCATAACGGAACTGAGAATGGAACACTGGAGTATAACTGGAGGATAGATGCTCTTCTAACTGCTCCAAAGGTATTTGCCTTGACAGAAGAAGCCTTTTCTATGGCTGAGAAGAGAATAGAAGGTGGTTGGCTCTTATGGTTGAACACAAATATAATTCCTGTGGCTGATCTGACATCTGACTTTGTTCACCAGTTCTTTCCAGAAGGAGCAGACATCGTTCATCTAAGTGGAGATTCCATAGGTGAGAACTCAGAACAATATAGTAACCCCTCTTTCATGGCATTCAATCTTGATCATCAATCTCCATTGGATATTCTTGGTGATCTACGAGGTGCCTTTCAAAGTGGTGAGATATTATCCTATAGGGAATGGCACGAGTCTTTCATAATGGAAAGGCTAATGAATATCTACAGAGCACATGGTATGAGAGTACATTCTCTTACACCTTCCAGCACTAAGAAGGGTATTAAACATACTCCTTTATCGGAACACATTATAAATCTTGAGGAAACAAATAGGTCATTAAGAGATAGTGATGGTGTAAGAGTATTCCCCATATCGGAAGAAGCATTGCCTCCAGATATCAGACCTAATCGAACCAAGATGATGGCCGATATCATACGATTCCATAAACCAAAATCAATTGTTGAGACAGGTACATGGAATGGTGGTCGTGCTATAGAGATGGCTCTTGCAGCCTTTGAAAATGCAGACAGTATAGATTATACAGGCTATGATTTGTTTGAAGATGCAACAGAAAAAACAGATGAAGAAGAATTTAACATGAAGCCACATGTTAATATCAAAGCTGTTGAGAAAAGACTGACTGAGTTTAAAGACAAGATGAAGAAGGATCAGAACAAGACCTTCAACTTTAAACTTGTCAAGGGAAATACCAGAGATGTTCTGGAAGAAGAGAGTCCCGACTTTGCTTTGATTGGTGGT